TGTGAGCCCTCAACATCTCTTAATTTAGACTTAGAACGTCTTTGGCCAAAATCTTCCATCATCATTGTTGCCGAAGATGTTCTTGGTGCTGCCTCTGCATTTCCTTGCATCATTTCAAATATTCCCATATTCAAATCAATATATTTTTCAATCATTGTAGGTAACTGCATTATTGAGCTGCTCAATGGTTGTGGTGCAGGAAAATGCGGTTCCCCAAAAGAAGCATCATATTCGAGGGTGGCATTCGGGTTAGCCCAATCTCTTTCGAGCTCTTCAATATCTTGAACACTTCCTTGAGGTATAAGAAGTTTTAATCCTGAGCTAGCCTGTGCGTGCGATGTGATTAACGACACTGTCTTATTGAGGAACCTTTGAAAATCTTTATTTTTTCTTACATCACTCATTGGATAAGGAGTGTTTGTCCAAATGTTTGGAACTGGAACAATTGGATATATATCTGTATCTAAAACTAAATCATATAATACAATTTGTCCAACTGAACATGTTTGTCTAATTCTTGTTTGCTGAACTTCAACAAAATCAATTAAACCTTTTTTTATAGCATTAATAAATTGACCTTCTTGCGACATAGCGTCAAACTGCTCTTTTTCAATAATCTTTTCTTGATTAGTTCTTTTATCTAAAACTCTATAATATGGCACTTTAATTTTTGAATAATATTCAATTAGTCTATACTTTTCATTTGAGCCTTGATAATCATAGTCTTTAACAACATCAGGAGTAAATGACCCCATAGTTCTTTTATTTGTATTGTCAGGCCAATCTTCTTCTGACACTGTTTCAATACTGTCAATTAATAATTTTTCTTCACCTTCTTCTATAGGCTGACCTAATTGTGGATATGCATCTAAAAGTTGCATTCTACTCATTACATGTGACACCATCATTCCAGAAGCATCGTCGAAATACCTATCTCTTGAATTAGGGTCAACGTAAACTTTAAAAGGATTTAAATGTTTAAATTTTATTTCACCACGACCATAATCAGCTTCTTTATCTATATAGGCATAAAAATATCCTAGGCCCGTAACAGTGTAATCATGAACTGCTTGCTTAAACTGCTCATCTCCATCTGATAAATCCCATATATACTCAAGAATAACTTTCCATACGTTTGCTAGTTTAGTATCAGAATCTTCTCTTGCAACAGCTGAAAACTTTGGAGGTTTAGATGTTATAATTGCTTTAAATTGTTCAATAGCAGAATACAGCCTGTCAATAGGTACTGCAGACTGATTACGAGAAGCAAGTTCGTCTGATTCTTCTGCACTAAAATGGTTGCCTAAATAAAAATCTATATCTTCACGAGCAGCAACATCCCAGTCCTCTCTTGCGTTAGACCAGCGGTCAAACATCTCTCGAATTTCTTTTGCTCTAAAATCTTCCTTAATCACAGTGTATAATATAAGAATAAATTATGTTAAATAACAAATTAGCTTAAATCCTTCTTCCTGTCATCCAATCGTACATTTTTCTAGGTTTTATCCAAGACCCTTCTTTATTTTTTTCTTTTTTTATAGTTCCAGCCTTAGAATTTCCTTTGGCCCATTGTGTTGCTAAATAAAAAGAGTCAATAATATCGTCATGAGAGCCCTTTGGAAAATCAATAAGTTCATCAATAAATTCATGATGTTGTTTTTTAAGATGAACAGCTCCAGCTTTAAACATAGGTTGCAGTCCTTCAAACAATCTATCTTTCTTTTTTGAGTTATAATTCTTAACACCTTTTTCAATTCCTGGTAAAAACAAACCTTCTCTTTTACTACGTTTCATAATATAATCACGCAACATTTCTTGATACGCAATTGTTTCAATGTTTATTCTTTTGATTGGCGAATATCTTTCAGCGATTTTAAATATTTCATCGGCACACTCCATGGGTAAGACTCTTTTACGCCAATATTCAATAACGTAATAATCATAATTGCTAGTAACGCCCAAAACCATAATAACGGAATAATCACTACGAGTAGTAATCGTTGAGGCTGGGTCAACACCAATATATATATTAACATATTCTTTATCGCCATTAGCAAACTGTATATACCACGAGTCAGCTGCTTCATCAAACCTTGCATTGCCTTGATATATTCCATCATTAATATCCCCCTCACTAAATATTTGGTCTTCTGGTGACTTGGCTTGATTCATATACTCCTGATAAAACTTTGCAGGAGTGCCTGAGTCAATGTAAAACTGTTTACGTTCTTCAAGTTTTTTCATTGGCCACCTAGAAGGCCATAATGGTTTACCATCTTCTATTGCTTTTTTAGTATAAACTTCCCAAGCATAATCTTCACCTGTTTTATCAGCTTCTTGCTTGTTTCTAACCAATACATTTAAAAATGCATCATAATGAACAATTGTTCCATTGCACCACAGAAAACCATTTTTATCAAAGTCAATAGCAGGGTAAACAGCAGCAGTTACCCATTCTTTAATTTGTCTACGTGAATCAGGTGTTTTAGTATTTAGCTCTGATTCAAAGTCATCAAGTATAATACCTGTATATCTAGATGATAATTGTTTTTTACCACGAAGTCTTTGCGATGTGCCTTTGCCAATCATTCTACATCCGTTGCTCAAGGTAAATTCATCCTTTGTCCACTTATCTCCTTGCAAGTCACCAAAGTAATAGTGTATAGCAGGGTTAGAATATATATGGTTAGCAATCCAATTTAAATTATCTCTAGCCTGGTCTTGTGCCTCTCCAATCCATGCAATAAATTCAGGCTTATCTTTTGTAGCAAATAAAAATCTATGTAAAACAGCTGCAGCAGCTAAAGTAGATTTTGCGTGGTCACGTGGCAATACTAGTGCTAATTGTTGTTTATTTTTATCTAATAGTAGTTTTCCAACGTCAATATGAAAATCTGGCGTTGCACTTGCCAAAAAGTCTTGTGGAGAAAACAATTTCCCAAATGTAATAAGATTAGAATGTGCTAAGTGTAATGCTTCTTCGTTTTTTGAAACATTACCATTAAGGTTTAAATTTGCCATTAAGGTTTATAAAATTGATAATCTTCGGATGTTTTATCCATAAAAGCATGTCTTTCCATCATTTCAAGTAAATTAAGTGGTTTTGTTGGACCTATACCTCCTATTAAATCAAATATAAAATTTTCAGCTCCTCCATATCCAGCCCAATGCTCATCTGCATGAAAGCCAGCTAATTCTTCATTTGATAAAACTTTATCTCCATCTGTATCATATCTGCCCATATTAGCAGTTGGGTCAATAAGTTTGTCTGCTAAAAATAAAATTTTTTGTTCTTCGGGAGTTAATCGACTAAAATCATACGATTTATCATCAACTATTGATTTTAAAAAACTTATATCGTATTGATTTCCTTTTGATTTATTAAAAGATATTAATCTGTTAATTGCGGTATGTGCACCTTTTTGCTCGCCTATTTCATATTGATATAAGCCTCTGCCAGGACCATATCCTGAAGAAGATTCATCGCTAATTTGTATAGGAGTATATTCAGGTGTTCCATATTTGCTTTCATGAAATGCTATTTTTGCCATTGCATCTTGAATTGCTGCCTCATCCATTCCCCAATTGGATTCTGCTTGGCCTAGTAATGCTGATAATAAATCATTCATCTATATTAACCCATCATATTTTTTAACATATCTTGCATTCCGCTACCTTTAAGTCCTTGGCCAACTCCTGCAAAACCACCCGATGTTCCAGGGTAATATAAATCTTTTGCTCTTTGACCACCTGTGCCTCCACCACCTGTAAATTGTTGCGGAGCACTTTGCGATGGGTGCACATAGTTCATTAAATTTTCAAGAAATCCTTGTTGAGACTCTTCTCCGTAACCCATATCATAATACGAACCCATATTTGCTGTTGTAGCAGCTCCAGGAGTAGGAGCTCCTGGTGCATATCTAAGACCATATAAAGGGTTAAGCCCATAATTTGCTGCACCACTTCCTTCTTCAAGATTGAAATCAGACATTGACAGATAGTATTCGTTCGTAGCATACTCTGGATTATTAAATTGCGCTTGTAAATCTTGTTGAGTACCAGGATATAAGTTTTCATACCAATCTGTAGCTGATTCATACATTAAATTGCCTTCATTTTGATAAAGACCTTGCTCTAGTCCACCTTGATAAAATGACTCAATATAGTCATCAAAAGTAAATTGTCCAGTTCCAGTTGATTGCATCCAATCGAATGGAGACGTGCCAAAAATAGTTGCTGTTGCATCAAACATATCAACAACTCCATCGTTGTTTACATCAAAACCTCGACCCATAGCACCTAGCTGCTCAGCAGGATTTATTTGCATACCTATAGGTGGTTCTACATAATTTGGGTCTTCTTGTAAATAGTTTGGAAAATCAATTTGATTGCCAAGCGAAGGCTCGTCTATAGGTTTAATGTTACCCGTGCCTATAAAATTTTGCCCCATAGGAATTTGACCTGGGCCTTTAGACATAGAGTTGTTTGGCATGCTCATTGTATTAAGATTTTGATTGGTATTTTGCATACCTTGTGTTAAAAAACTTGTAAATGGTCTATTATGTCCTGGTATATGTGGCATTTATGCTTTTCCTTGTATTGAATCTTCACCGTAAATATACACAATATTATCGTCTAAATCAAATTCACTATCGCATTCAGGGCAAATCCACCCTAGAACCTTTCTTTTTACGTTGATTATGCCAATTCTTTTGGTTGCATCAGAATCAAAATACAAGTCATAATCACATACAGGACAAGGGTCTTTGTCTCTACTCTGTTTCTTTGTGTCCGATGAGCTCTGTTTTGCTTCCATCTTTAAGTGCCTCCATTTGTTCTGATGTAAAACCTGACCATACAGTCAATTGTTCTTGTTTCGTTTCTGTGTCAAATAAACCCGAAATCTTTTTGACAACGAGTCCAATGAACGTAATTTATCAGAATCTTTGTCGGCAAGGTCTGCAATATCCTTATATCGAGACACAATCCAATTAGCTGATACGTTTTCTTCCTCCAATACCCTCTTTATTTCTTCTTTTACCATCTTTTTAACCTCATCTTTTTTCATTAATTGTTTGGCTGAGTTGGCAATGTATTCACTACTCTTTGAATTCTTGAATACTTTTGCGTATGCCTGCGAGATTCCCATCCCCTCAGCCACATATCTAGCAAAAACAAACTCTTTTGGCTTTAATCCATCCTTTTGATATTGCTTAAATGCTTTATATGTCCTTGAAAATGTGTAAATGTTCTCAGCAATGCCATCTTCACCCAGTAATTTAATGTTATGATTGTCTACCCTGAACGTACCTAAGACAGTTCTTGAGCATTTTGTAACTTTTTTGGACATATTTATCTTTAAATCGTAACATTTTAGAATTTGACACACGTTTTGGTCGTCTGTAACTACCCATTCACCCTCCTTTGCCTTACGCCAATTCTCATTTAGTGGCTCATCTGGGTGATGAATCCGAAATTCTTGTATGGAATCATACAAATAATTCTTTTTTCCCTTAATTACTTTAAAATCCATGAATTAATATAAGACATATTTGGTTTTAAAAAAAATTTAACATAAATTACACCTCGCATAAATGGTTTGGTTTGAGACTTGTTGCGTTTATGCTTGAAAAGTA